ACAGTTCCAACTGCATTGGATATTGAACCAGTTACTGTTTCATTAAAGACAAAGTTGCCAGTAGAAACAGTGGTTCCAGCAGAAACAGTGATTGTTGGAGTTTGTGTGTAACCATATCCTGCATTGATAATTCTAATAGATGAAATACCTCCAACATTATTCAAGAAAGCTTTAGCAATAGCAGTCACTCCTCCTCCAACTGGACTTGATATTGTTACTACTGGTTCAAGCACATAACCCTGCCCAGAATTGCTTATCTGAATGGGTCCTATGCTACCAGAGGTTGCAATTCCAACTCTAACTTGAGTACCATAACCACCACCCCCAGAAACAGTCACTATTGGGGGTTTGCTTGGATTGTACCCAGAGCCTGGATTCTGAATGTATACATCACTTAAACTCTTTGATGATAGTAATCCCATTTTACTGGTTACTACACCAACAAGCGTTGCTTTAGTGCCAGAAATGGGAGAAGAAACATTAAATGTTGGAATAGAAGTATATCTGTATCCACCACTAATTATTTCTGTAGTTTGAACCCCACCAGTAACAAGTGTTGTAGTTGCAGTTGCAGTTACTCCAATTCCTGACATATTCAATGTGGATTCATATCCTACATCTTTCAATGACTTATCAATAGAATCAATTGTTGTTTTTATTTCATCATCTTCTATTTCATATACTTCACATCTCAATTCATAAACATAGTTCTTTTGAAGTTGATAGAATGGTTTTCTATTTTCAACATACTTAATTTCCATAAAGCTATCGCTCAATGGAATATAAAGTAAATCACCTTCATTAGGTCTTGTAGCATTTTTTACTAAGGTAATATCTTTCATCAATTCGCCAATATATGTCTCAAATCTTTCTGATGAAATGATAAGAGTCATTTCATCAGTAACTCTTACTCCAAATTTACTCATCAAAATACTATTTGGGTCAAAACCTTCATAATTTACCAAGTATGCTTCTATTGGAAATGCTTTAGTAAATTTTGAATATAAAACTTCTTTTATAACTTTTCCTTCAGACACGAATTCTCTTGGCATATAGTAAATTTCTATGCCATACATTTTTAATTGTTCATTTATCAGGTCTTGTACAAGACCTTGTTCCCCTGATGTTCCCTGTATGAAAAATGGATTTAACATATCTATGACCTACTAAAAGTATATCCTTTATGACTATTCTGCCTTCTTCCGTTCAAACATTTTACAATTGCAGAAGGATCCCCATTAATATATTGAGCACATTCTTTTATTGAATTAAATTCAATATTTAATTCATTTATAACAACTTTGCATGTTGGTAAATGATTTCCATTTCCTTTTTTAGTTTTTGAAATTTTATTCCCTCTTGTTTTTCTTTCAGTTTGGGATAAATTGTCCCAAAAATTTTGTATTGCTTTTATTCTATTAATTTGATTTGGTTTTGCTTTTGGTGGATTGTCTCCACCATCAGTTTTATTATATAAAATCCCAGAACCCAAATCTTTTCTTCCAAAAATTGAAATCATATATTTTTCATGTTGCAATGCTTCAATTTCTGTTAGATTATTTTTTAAAATAATAATTCTTTCAATTGGGGGCAAATTAATTCCATGAGATTTATGTCCATTTTTATGATATGCTCTATCTCCTTTTCCTTTACCAATATAGTAAGGAGTTTTATTTTCTCTTAAATAAGCATATGTGTAGTATTGCATAATATTAACCAATAAGGTCAAAGGGTGCAGTCTCAAACTCACTAAGCATTCTCATTCTAATGTCTTCCAGTTCCTTCACTGCATCATCATAGATTTGTCTTCCATTCAGTTCAATTCCACCAGGAAGTTTTACGCCATTGAATTTAATTAAATTTTGACCCCATTGCCTTTTGAGTAATGCAGTAAAATAAAGTTTCAAGAAAGAATCATTATAAACTTTTGTATAATTATTGGGGTCCAATATTCTATAACATTCCATTATAAGATAATTATTTACAGTAACAGCATCCCAACTCATATCCAAGTATAATCTGTTCTGTCTCTTATTAAATCTAATTTGTCTTTGTGGATTTACAATCCAATCAATATCTTCAAGATATCTTTTTGTTACATAATAATTCAAAAGTTCAGTAGAGCTAAACCAATAAATATCATTTAAAAATAACTGATAGTTTACATTGAATAAATTAGATGTGATTGTTCTGTTATCTAACTTAAAGATTCTTTCTATACCAACAATTGTATCAGGAACTGGAATATAATTTGAGTTTTCTTCCCAATTAAATGACCCCAGTCCAGTTGTAACTGTAGTTGTAACTATACCTACATTTTTACTACCACCTCTAGACCTTCCCCTATCAATATCATCTTGAGTAATTTTATACTTAAGAAACATTTTTTCAACACCATCAAAATGCCTCTCATTAAAATACTGCAAAGCATCATCTAATCTGTCATCAATTTGCTCTTCAGAAACATTGATTTCCAATACAGGGGCACCAAGTTGCCTTAAGGCATAATCAATAAGTTCTTGTCTTGATGCTGGTTTAGCCATTATTGTGCTCTTTTTAGTTATTTAGATTTGGTAATCCTAAAGAAGATACAACTTCTTCTTGTTTCATATAAAGTTTTACATAACATTTGCAAAGATTTTTGAGCAAATCAATATTAGTGCAAGAATCTATTTCTCTGGAAATTTTTTCAAATTCAAAAAGTTTTGAAACAGTTTCTAGATTAAGTTCATTGGGATTCATTTGCAACTTTCCTCAATAATTGTTTAATATCTTCAAGTGAAGATTTAAGTTCAGATATAGATTCTTCAATATTATCAATTCTTTTTTGCTCATCTTGTCTTTTTCTTTTTGCTAAAGTATAATTATCAAATCCAATTTTATCTGTATTAACTATTGCATTTGTAGACAAATCCCTCAAAAGATTGGGATGTCCTTCAACCTTAGCGTATTTTTTTATCATCTCAATGCAATTGCTCTCAATTCTCTAATTAATGGTGAGTATGCTTGATTTGTTCCAGTTCCAAGAATTTTAATTTGGAATCCAGTAAATGATGGTAAGTTGTCAATTGTAAAAGTATAATCTAAATATTCACCATTCAAACTACTTCTAACATTTAAATCAGACCTTCCATCATTATTATCAGAATTAATTACATTTCCATTAACATCCAAATTATCATATCCTGGGAACAAATTCCAAATTTGTTCATTATCTGGAGTATCATTTGTAAAAATCTTATAAAGAACTCTTACATCAGATGATGAGTGCCTATAAGCAGAGAACAGAACTTTGAGAGAATCTGCACTTTGTTCTAAGTTCACTCTGTTTGATACATATGCAAAATCATGAGAATCATCTGTATTTGAGTTTGCTCTATTGTCAGATGCATAAGATGACAGACCAACTGGTTGATTAATATTATAAATTTTACCAATTGCAAAGTTTTGTGTTAAATCTATCAGTGGAGAAACATTTTGGTCATTTGTGCTAAGATTCAACTCTAAAGTAAATGATCTACTACCAGCAAAGTTTGTGGCATTTAGGTAAGTGGTTTCATTTACTCTAGATGCAACCATTCTTGGAGTTTCTAAATTATTGATACTACTAATTCCTACAGTTTGAGAACCACTATCAATAAATGACACTTCACTACCATCAACACTTGTAGATGTGATAGTTCTTACAGATGCTGATACTTGTGTATTGTTAAATCTTTCAATAAATCTATCATTAAAAGTAAGTTCGCTAAATTGCTTATTCTTAGTTGCATAGACATTTTCTCCACCACCAAGTTTTGTTTGGGTGAATGAAGACCCTGCACTAACTTGAATGTAATAATTGTTTAATGTTGGATTTGGATTGGATACTACGGTGTGTTCTGTATTGATTCTATTCAGGGAAACATTATTGAATTCATACTTATAAACTAAATCATTGATATTGTGGTTTTGCAAAGTTGTTCCATAAAACCCTCTTGTAACATTCAACAATTGGTTAGTTCCCACATTTTCATATTTGATAATTTCATTTGAAATTTGAACATAACCTGGATTTGCTACACTAACTGTAGTTCCTTCAAAAGTTGTAAAGATAGCAGTGCTTGCAACTGAGATGGCACCACTGTCTGTTGTTGCATAGGAAACTGTTAGTTTTTCTGGAAGAACATCAGACTGAACGCCAGTGATTTGAACTTTATTTGAAGAAGAGTGCATTCCATGATTTGGATGGAATACTAAAATATGTCTACCATCACCCACAACTTGACCAGCAGTTGAAATTGCAACTATTGGATTATCAGCAAGTTTATTTTCTGGACTTGTCAATGAAACTGTAGAATTATATAATCTTGCAGTTCCTCCGCTGGTTATAAACTCTGCTTTTTTGAGAGTGAATTTCAAATCTTCTAATGGACTTGGAACCCAAGTAGTTCCATTTTGAGATTTGAATAAGGTTCCTAAAGATGGTTGTTTGCTGATAAAGATTTTATTTACTGTTGGGAGATTTACAGTAGAAATATCTTCTGCACCAAGTTCAGACACCCAAACATTATATTCTAAAGAATCTGAAAGAAGAACTATTGAATATTCTCCTGCTGAAAGATTTGTTAAAGTATCAAATGTAAATGTAGTTGCAACACTTGCATTAGTGCTTATGTTTACTTGTGAAGCAGATAAAACTTTCCTCAATCCAGGAACAACCTTATCTGTTCCTCCAGGAGTTCCAAATGACACTTCTCTAATTTCTAATGTAATTGGGAGATTATCATCTTTAGATGCAAAGTAAACATCAACTGATGTTGGGATAATCCCATTTTCTTCTTCTACCAAGAATGTTTGTGCCAATGGGTCATAATATGTCACTGTTAGGTTGTCTATTTTTTGACCCTGAGATGTAAATAATGTAGATGCAGAATTAACTACAGACTCTCCTGGAAGGTTTTGTGTTGTTGTATTTGGAACAACTTCAACTAAACTTTGGCCAGTTTTAAATTCATCACTTTCATCAATCCAAATACTTCCAAGTAAAACACCTTCATTGTCAGTAATTAATCTAACATCAGATACAGTAGCATTTGCTTTACTTGTAGAACCTACAAGTTTATTTCCTTTATTGATTTTACCCCAAAATTCACTTACTTCTTGTCTTGATAAAGTTGATGTATCTACATTCAAGAATGTTGATTGAACTCCATATTGAGTTGAAATGCCAACTGATGGGTTATATGGGTTAGATGTAAATGTTGTTGATGGCAAATCTATAGGACCTGACTTGTGATTTGGTGTACAAATTCTAAAAGAACAATCTGTGGTTCCTTTAGAATTAATACATTTTACAGTTTCTCCAATTTGGAAAGTTCCAGAAATATTAGTTATTTCAATGAATTTTGGAAATACTGCAGATTTTGAAGTATTTGTAGTTAAATCTCTCTTATCAAAAAGGAGTTTAAATCTTGTATTTGGTTTTAATTTCGCTGCAGTGAAATTAATATTTCTGGTTCTTATGAATGGGATTGAAGTAACAGTAGTTTCAACTCCCCCTCTGTTTCTTTCTATTCTTATGAATGGGAAGGTGTTAATAATTCTAATAGATATTCCACCAAAACGTCCTCTTACCCTTCTGGTTCTGTTTACAACAATTGACCAAGTGTCAGTATTTGGACTTAATTCTAAAATTCCAGACCAAGTAACAATATTAAATGGGTTTACATTTACAACTTTACTTGCAAATGGTTGCTTTGATGATTCTACTTCGGAATAATTTAAGGATAATTTTGTTCCTGTCAATCTTAAATTACTACAGTTAGTATTGTTGAGATTTATATTTGAAATTGCAGTATAATCATCTGTACTAAACAAAGATAAATCAATTCTTTCTTCGTTTGTAGTAGCACTTAAAGTTTTATTTTCTATCAGTGCATCAAAGTTTAAGTCATCAGCATCTGAAGTATCATAATTATTAAACTCATCTACAAAAAATCCAGATTTAAATCTATTTAATCCATTCCCATCAACAACAAGTAAGTTTTGTGTGGAAGATTCTAACAAAGAGAGAGTAGTATAAAATTCTAAATTAGATACTCTATTTTCAATGTCTCTGATATCAGACATAGTAAATCTTCTGTGATCAGAAAGAATTATGTCTACATCTTCACTAATGTTATAAACATATGCATCACTAACTATTGTTGCTAAATCTAAAACATCAGATGATATTGGTGGTTGAATTGGGACTTCGCTTGGATCTCCAAGAACTAAATTAAAATCACCATTTTTGGAAAGAGTTAGTTTATCAATTCTTGGTAAGTAAAAATCATAATCAAATACAAAACTTTCATTTGGTGATAAAATTTGTGTTGGGTTATTTGATGAAGTTGTAAAAGTTCTTGAAGCAAAATCAAAAGGACTTATAGTAGACGAAGAGTAATTTGTAACTCTTGGTCTAACATCTAAAACATCAGTATTTCTTAATCCATCAAACTCTGGGATTAATTTTTTAGTAAGAGTTGTTGGATAGCTATTAACTGCTACTAAATCCCCATAGTCATTAGTATTGTAAGTAAATTGATCAAAGAAAATTGTCAATCTTCCAGATGGTTCTTTTGATGATTCTTTTCTAATTAATCTACCAAAATCATAAAAGTGAGTTCTTTGTCCATTATCTAATATAAATTCATTGACAATATTTTTATCCCCAGCATTAATTGATGCAGTGGTTGCAGTATAACCACTTTCTGAAAAAGTAACAGTTTCACCTAAAGCAAAGACAGAATCATTTTTGTAAATGATATCAATTCTAGCTGCAGATTTCTTTTGAGCATATAATGCTACTGCTCCAGATGTGGCACCAATAACTAGTTCTCCTACAATCAAATCATCAACACTACTGTTTGTGCTATTCAATCCTGAAAGTTCAAGCCAAGAAAGAGTTGGATTGGAAGTGGAAGAAGATTCAAAGACACCATGAACTTGGATAATATCAGAAGTATTCAAACTTATTTGATCATCTTCAACTCTTGTTCCATAAACACTAGTTTGAGCAAGACCAGCATTTGGGGGTGTAGTGTATTTTGTTTTATTAATCGTTAATGAAGCACACCTTGTAAGTTTTTTAGACTTTTGACTTACATTAGATTTAATTTGTGTGGTAATGACTTTACATGGACCTGCAGTTGCAGAAAGATTTGTAAAAGTTGCATTTTTACCACCACCAGTTATTGTAAAAGTTGCAGGGGTTAAATTTTCTATTGAACCATCTGCATTAACTACAATATATCTTTCTGGATTAAATGTAGAATACACATAATCAGTTCCAGAAAGACTTGGCAATGTTAATGTAGTAGATGATTTTGTTACTGAGTTATATGAAACTTTGGTGTAAATATTTGAATTTAAGAAATCTACATTAGCAATATTGTTGTTGTTTAAATTAGTTGTTAATGAAGGGTCGTCTGTTTGTATTAGTTGGGATTTGATTACAGAAACTGTTTGAAGAGAAGTGCTGATTCCAAGATTGCCAGAACAAACATTAGGAACAGTTGATGTAGTTGCTAAAACAATTTGATTTTTTGTTGCATTAATTGATGTAATTTTTGCAAAAATATCAGAACCAACACCAACTTGAGGATATTTGACTATATCTGCTACTTTTAAATTTGATGCAAATGATGAACCGTTGTTTGATCTAATTGTACCAACACCAGCATCAACAGAAAGAGAAAATGGTCCAGTTAAAACTACTTCTTTGGAAAGTAAAGAATCAGCGACAAAAGTTCCATTTGATACTGCTTTAATGTCATCTACAGAATAATTAGTAAATGTTCCAACTGCAACTGTAGAACCAATACCATTGACTATTAAAGATTCATTTTGAATGAATTGTCCAGAAACTTGATATAGTGTTAGTGTTTGTCCAGAATTAGTCTTAACAAATCCTGTTGAACCACTATTATTCCCCTTGATATAATCGCCTACAACAATTGATGTTAGGGGTGAGTCTGTGTCAATTTTGCTGTAAACTTGAATATCAAATGCATGTAAATTAAATTGACTTGCTTGATTTTCGTATGAAGTTATATAAGATGAGAAATCATAAACTCTTGCTACTCCAATTGTTGTCCCAGAAGCAACATTAGCAGAAAGTCTTTGATCATATAATGAAATAGTAAAATCTGTTGTTAATCCAATGTTTGGAATATTTTTTACATTATTGACCCTCAAAAGATTTCCAGTAGAAAATACTGCTGATGATGATTCTACATGAGCAGTTGTTCTTGGTTTGGGGAAAGATAAAACTTCAGTAGTGGTTGGAATTTCATATCCTTGAACATAAGCTTTACCAGCAGAAACTTTGATGATCCCAGTTTCTTCTGCTGGAATTATTCCATTTTCTGTTGATTCTCCTTCAGAATACAATCCACCATTACCTAAATTATCATTTAAAGAATCTATAGATTCTACATTAAATGGGTTGACATAATAATTTCCAGATTCATCAAAAGTTCTTCTTGCTAAAATGTCAGTAATATATGAACTATCTGTTTCATTTTTTATTTTACGTAAATTTCCATTTACAACTCTAAAGAGTTCTATGAAATTTTCGTCATTAAAATCAGTTAATGATTTTTTAGATAAACTTAAAGATATTTTTAACCTATCTGCACCAGGAGCAGCAAAGTTTGAAAAACCTTGAGCATTATCATATAAAGAAGAATCCTGATTAGCATTTATAATTTCTTCGCTAATATTTAATCCTACTCTATAAGAGGGGGTATTTGAATATTGGTCTAAAACAAGAGTATCCGTAGAAACATTAACAAAATATCCTCTTACGAAATAAACTCCAGAGTCTATTTTTGCTGCTGATGCTATTGAAGTAGATTTTCTGTTTGTTGGTGCAATAGTTTTGGCTACTGAAGACCCACTTAAAATAGAACCACTATCAAAAGTAATATTTTGATTTATTGTTAATTCTTCTCCATCTGAAAAAATATTAGAAGTAAAATTTTCAGATGATGAAGATTGATATTTTATATACAGTGTTGTGTTGTTTCTAATAGAATCTTGTCTAGAAAGAACTTTTTCTACTTTAGCAGTTACGTTTGAAGTTCTTCCAGTAAGAGTTGTTCCTACAAGTTTGCTAAAATAATTTTCTACATCAATTCCTTTGTAAGAACCTTCAATTTCTACAGAATAAAATGTAGAGTCATATGCAAATCCACCAGGAACAACTACAGTGTTTTTCTTAAAAAATGCACTTCCAAGTTTTTCAACTTGATTTTGTAAAATAGATTGGAGAGTAGTTAATTCTCTTGTTTGTACAGTGACTCCAGGCTTAAAAAGAACTTTATAAAAGTTCTTAGAGTCGCTAAAATCATCATAATAAGGATTTTTATTTAAATTAGTACTTTGGGGCATTTTTTTAGAATTCTAAAATGATTTTAATATCTTCTCGTTGTTGTGATGATCGAGTTACTGAAGCCCTATTATCAACATAAACAACATCACCACTCTTTATATTTATGTCTGGATTTGATAGACCTCCATTGAATGATTGCCCAAGATAATATATTGTTCCTCCAATATCAACTTCATTTCCAGTGTACCCTGTGTTTATTGTATATGAATTTCCTCCAATAGTTAATGTACTATTATCAAAATCATTTAATGCATATTGTGTTGCAGTTTGAATTCCAGATACACTATCTGCAAAATGATAATCAATTTGAATATTTGGAGGGACAGAGTAAGTGTCAATATTATTATTTCTGGGTTGAATATATCTCAATACTTTAGTTGTGTTATCAAAGCTAACTAAATTTCCAATAGCTCCTGTGTTTGTTTGAGTAATTATAGAATCATATGTTTCTGCAGAAGCATCTTCATTTATTCTAAAGGCATAAACACCAGAACCTGTGTTTGGAGTAAACACCTGATTACTCCCATTTAATTTTACATCCTTTATAATTCCAACTCTTGAAAATTGATTTCCAATAATAAAATCTGGATTTATTGTATCATTTTCAATTCTACTATAAACTAATGCCCTAAAAGCACCAAGTTCATTATAAATGTTTGCACCATGACCTCCTGGTGGGGAAATTATTACATTAAAAATTGCTTTTTGTGCTCCAATTGGTGCTAAAATAGAATCTAAGTCTAAGGTTGCAAATGTATAACCACTACCACCATTAGTCACAATTACATTAATAGGTTTTCCTTGTTCATCAAAAACTACAGAAGCTGTTGCTCCAGTTCCATCCCCCCTGATGGGAACATTAGATAATGTGCCAAAGAATGGATAATTTACTGCATTATATTCTACTAAAACTGTTTCAATTTTTCCATCTACTGAGTTATCTCTAATTCTATCAATTTCAGCATTGAGACCTTCAGTTTCCCAATTATTTGGAACACTTATATAATTGGTAGAGTCAAACTTCAAAACATCTGCTGGAGACAATGTATACAAATATTTCCACATGTACCCATCAGACTCTAATCTTGGTGTCAAATCAGTATGTAATGGTTCTTGAGTAGAGATAGCACCAGTGTTATTGTTAGATGGTAAAGAATTATTGTTGATACAGATGTAAACTCTATAATCTCTATTCATTACATAATAAGAAGAATCATACAGTCTTGTAGAAGACGTTACTGGTGATGTATTATAAACACTATAATCATGCCTATACATCTCATATTTTTTACCACTTGACCAAACAATTTTTGGAATTACTCTAATAACATCAGATGAGGTTATTTTTTTGACACCTAAAATATTATCTCTATAAGAATTTAAATATAAGTAATTGTCAGTTGGATTTGGTCTAGAAGAATCCCAACTTGGATAAAGAGAATCTGCGTTTGGAAATCCAATGAATGTATAGTAGTTACCATTCCCAATATCACTTACAAAATTAGAGCAATTTATTATCCTTAATTTGTCAGTTATTACTGCCATTTGAATCTGTATTTTATGTTATTTATTATGATTTTCTGTAGAATGAGAGTAATGATGTATTAACTCCAACTGGAGAAGATGAATAACTTGTAGAACCTATCCCAATAATAGATGATCCAATTGATACAATTGAAACCCCTGTTCCAACATAAGTACCCTCTACATAGTCTCCAATTAAAATGCTGGTTGTAGTAACGCCAATTGTATTAGTGCTAACTCCAGAAAATGTGCCAACATATGTTGCAATTTTAGTAAAAGATGTTATTCCAGAATTTTGTTCATCTCTAGACTTACTTACAAAAGTACCGTCAATAATTAAATCTTTCTTTTGTGGTGTCCATGTTATAGACCTAAGTTGGGAAGAATTTTCAGACAATCCAAGATCAGAGTAAATATTAGTTCTTAAAACATCAGCACTAACAAATTGTTTAATAATTCTATCATTTTGTTCAAGTGGTGGTGGATTGTAAATGTCCTGAAGAAGAACAAGTGAATCGCCTTCTTTTAATTTAGAT